GTTGCACCAAAAGTTGCACAATAAAAGACTTGTGTGCTGTAACTCTTATCAGCACGCTCATCAATTTTCGCCATTACGTCTTTCCCAACAGCAAGCTTGATTCCATCTTCAGCCCAGGCAAAGCAAGTTCTGATATTAGAAGCAACAGCCAACCTTGTTGACATAATGAATTTAAAACCCATAAAAGTGTCTACTTCACCAGCAACAAGAGCTTTTACAGTATTAAAATCACTTGATGTGATTTGTGTAGTACCTAATAAAGCTTCTACTTGAGCTGGAGCTACAGCAATATATCTTGGGATTGATGGATCTACTGAACCCTCATCCAAAATCTTTTTTGCATTTATGAGCTTAGCTATTGTTAAGTCAGCTGATCCATGAGCAATAATATTACCAGCAAGCATTGAAGTATCAGTACTTCCACTGGATCCAGTTTTTGCTGTACCAGTTGCAGCAGTAATAATTGCATCATCCATTGATCTGCCTATTGCTGAAGCAGCTGCTTGAGCATAAGTAGATGTCGGATCAATTAACATTCTTATTTTGTCAGCATCATCAATAAGATCTGCCCACTCATAAGAATCCATAGTCACCATTCTTCTTGAATGTGGTGTATCAAGGATCTGTGTATCTTGATGCCTTGATGTTCTTTTGACCGCAGCGGTTGCACCTACCTGGTCAAAAAAGGCTTTCTCACCAGTAACGGCTTCCTCAGATACAGAACCTCTTAGCAAAGAACCTCTTTGCTGTGATAATAACTGTACGTTGGAGCTGAACTGATTAACGAAAGCAGTAGTAATTTGTGAACTCATTACTAATCTCCTTAGTTCATATTAAAATTAAAACGCTACCTGGTTATCCAGACGTAAGGTTACTGTGTTTTGCGAGGGCCTTTGCTTATCTCGACTACTTTACTAGGCTTGTTTTTAGGAGGACCTTTCGGCTTATCTCCATCTTCGCACCATTGTAAATACTTGTTAGCTCTTTCCATTGGATCATCTATTATTCTGCCAGACCCAGTTTCAAGAACCATCCTTAAAACTTCTAATCTAAATTCTTTATCAGACACTTAACATCTCCCTATACTTCATAACTTCGTCTACATAGAAACTATGCTGAGGATGTTTGGCATCCCAGTACGGCGTATTCTCAGCAGTCATCTCAACAATTTTAGAATTGATTTCCTCTGGTCCAAGAGCATTAGTTGTTTTAACGCCCTCTAAGCTGTCCTCACCGACCTTAGTGGTAATAAACTCACCAACATTCACAATCATTCTAATAACGTCTGGATGGTCACCTAAACGCCTACCATCGGCTAATTCAATATTAGCAATATCTATGTTACCAAACTGCTCTAAAACACCATTGCCTTTTGCCATCCTATCGTTAAAAGCTGGGCCATATTCTTTTTGCAGTTCTTGTGTTGTCTTTTGCACCTCAGCTTGTACATTTATTTGGTTAGTACTTAGCTGACTGTTTGTTTGTTCATTAAATTTATTTAATAACAATGTTGCCTGGCGCTGGGATAATCCAGCTTCGTGAGCTGTATTCTGAAACCAGTCTAACATTTCTTGGTTTTGTACCTGGCCTTCTGGTATTGTAGATGCCAAGTTATAATCTTTTGCTTCAGCTGGCCTACCAAGTTTGTCATAAACGATTTTCCAATCGTCATCTGTAGCGTGTTTACCTGGTATGGCTAGTTTATCAGCACCAATCATAGATTGTGAATGAACATAACTTTTAATTAATCCTGGAACATCCTGGATTGTTTCTAATGATTTATGTCCTTTAATTTCTTCTGGAATTTCTGAGCGCCAATCATATGCGGCTGGCTGCGCAGACGGAGCTTGTCCAGCATCTTCAACGGCTGGAGCTTCCGCTACCTGGGCTTCTTCACTCATGTTTCAACTATGTCCTCTCGTTTTGGTTGATCGGCCAGCATTGCTTTTATAAATAGCACTACAGTACGCTGGCCCTCTCTGTAGGCTGTCTCGGTTGCATCTGGCGAAAAGGTAGAACCATTAATGTGATACCTGGCTTCCAGATCTTTTAAAATTGTCTCACCATCTTTACTGTTAAATGTAAGTTTATAAGCTGCTCTAAGGTCCTCAATACTCATTGTGTGGCCTTTAATAACGGCGCTGCTGCACCAGCTGATTCAGCTATTTGCTGCGCCTGGTCTAATTGTTGCTGCTGCGCTTGCTGAGCTTGCCGCTGTTCACGGATCTCGCTTACTTCATCATCACCTCTAACCGCTTTTGCTGGCACTGATAGAGCATTTATTAAATGTTTGACCAGGTTATCTGCATCCAGGTAATCAATAACACCAGGATCAACCTGGGCAAGCGGCTGCATTAATTCAATAAATTGAAGCGAGCTTTGTACATCGCCAGCTCTTTGTGCTTTTGCCAGTGGTGATACATATTCAATATCAAATTCCTGGCCCTGGATAATATCTGGCGCTGGCTTAAAAGCATTTTTTCTAGCTAAAATATTATAACTCCTGGTAATTAAAGGCTGCAATAACTCAGCTTGCAATCTTCCCAGGACTGGTCCTAACAACCTCATCTTTTCTTCAGTACGCTGCACAACCTCAGTTGCCGTCATTTGAGGTCCTTGGCCCAGGATTAACTGGTCAACGTAGAAAGCTGATTGGATCGCTTTTCTACGTTGTTCTTCCATATTCAAACCAATAGGATTATTTGCGCCTATATTTAAAGGTTCTAATCTATCCCTTGTGCCAGACCTATAAAAATTAAGGCCGCCTGGTACAGTTCTAATAGGGAGTATAAAACCATCATCTGGAACAAGTAGTGGAGGATCGACTTGTTTTTGGGCGGCCCTAATTGTCACCTCTGACATTTTATTAAGCATCTTAATATCAGCCAGGGCCGTCATGGCAGGGGAGCGACCATAACCTATTTCAAAACTTGCTTTTAGAAATCTTGGCACACAATAACAAAACTCATCAAATCCGCCCTCGGATAAAATTGTTTTACTTTCTGGATCTATATAAACTGAAGCGACTGGTTTGTTGCTCGCATCAACTCTAGTTATATCCCTTTCATCCCTGGTGTAGACTGCGTGTAATAATGTCATCATTTCAAATGGTTTTTCTTCGGCCATCTTCAGCATTTTTGCTGAGATCTTGTCTGCACCAAACCTTTGTATTACAGCTCGCAACGGCATTTTAAACTTACGATAAACTGTATCTACACGTCCTTTTTCGTTTTCAGTCACACAACATTCAGAAATATGCCTGGTCGAAAATCCTAGCTGAAACTCATCATCCTCTTCAATAAATATAACACCAGTACCGAAAGTAATTAGATCGTGATAAAGTTCGTGTATTTGTTCATTAAAGTTTGACCTGGCAAAAGCGCCATACATAACACGCTCAACATCACCTAGCCACTCTCTAGCTTCGTCATTCATGTTAAGATCATCACTGCGATACTGTAATGAAAACCATTTAGTTGACATATTTGTAAGCATACCATGTAGACTTGCAGCTAATAATTCAGCAGCAAGGCCAGCAGTGCCATCCATAATAAGTTCTGATCTTTTATCGCCTGGTGATCTAACTTTGTTTATATCAGCTTTCCTGGGCGCAACATAATCAGCTACTTCTTGCCAGTGTGTTTCCCAGGTTGCCCTTTGATTTTCTAAAGAACCAAACCTTTTTATAAGTTCGGCAGCTAGCTTTTCAGACATATTAGCTTCCTAATAAAGTTTTTCTTTGTACTGGTGCTGCGCCCAGGATGCCCTGGGATGAAGTATTTATACCTCTTCCCCTACCCCTACTACTCATGGCGTAAAGCCTTGGCTCCAGTGATGCACCTCGAACTGGTGAACTAGGTGCAATTCTTCTAGCGGTTGTGTTAGATACACCTCTTACCGCTGTTCCTGGTCTACCGCTTCTTGTTCTGTTTACTGGCTGCGAACTTTCACTATCCTGGCCAGGAGGATTAGGATCACCCTCTGGCGATCCAGTATAGCTAGTACCGCCAAGTAAACCAGATCCCATTGTACCGACAACATTACCGCTTGATCCATAAACTGGACTAGCGCCACGCTGCAAGCTGGCTTGTGTTTGTTGTGCGCTAATAGCGTTAATAACACTTAACGTACCAACGCCTGGAACAAGAGCATCAACTAAACTGTTGCCAGTGAGCGAACTATTAGCTCTACCAGATAATGCTGTACTACCAGCAAAATCACCAAAACCAGAAGATAACCCAGCTTCTGACATAGCAGCTTGACTTTCTGCATCAGTCATTCCAGCAATAGCGTTTTCTTCTTGCATCTGGTCTACTGTATCCTGGCCACCAGGATCGCTTGTTTCACCAGCCATCACTTATTACCCAGTAAAGTTTTATATTCTATAGGTGCTTCGGTTAACAAACCTTGTGATCCAGTTAAAATAGTGGATTGTCTGCTAACTCGATTAGCTCTTTTTCTTTTATTTTCTACTTCATCTACGGAAGTTACTGCGCTATCTGGCACAACATCCATAGGCGGTGCTGGCGGTGGCGGCTCTACTGGCGGCGGCGCTGGCACTTTTGGACTAAGAAATCCCATTATACTGCTACTCCAAATGGATTATAGTTACTATCTGCTACTGCTTGCGGCGGTCTGTCAAAACCTCGGTTTTCTTTTATCCCTACCGCAAAGTATCGCCAGGCATCAGCTGCATGGCTCGCCCAGTCATGGACTGGACTATTCCTAAATGTTCTTAATCTTTCGTTATAAGCTCGGTGATACTGGCGCAAAGCTTCCAGACCAGCCTTGCAATTTACCTGGTCAAACCAACAACGAGACAAAATAATTTGCGCAGCGTGTATGCCATCCTCAACTGGAAGCTTAGGCACCACCCTAAAATTAATTCCCAAATCGTAGGCGATCTCACGGCGGCTTTTTCCAGAGCCAAGTTCTCTAACCTCAATATCGTGTGGCGCATTGTGATTTCCATAGAGATAGCTTTTAGATGTAAGTACTTTCGCATAGTGCGGTAATCCCTCATTGCGAGCTTCGTAAAAATCTATAACGTGTATTGCCCTACCAACATTCTGAGTAAACCAGATTGCTGTACTATCTCCTATACCAAGATCCCACCAGGTATCTACTTTGTGCGCCTGGTCATAGGGAACATTCCCTATGCGCCCACTTTCCTGGGCAGCTTGCAGCTCTTTTCCATAAATCGCACCAGGTACATTCGCAACCCAGGAACACTCAAACTCTTGTTCATACTGATCCTCGGTCATCATCTGCTTGGCAGCTCTCAACTCCTCTTCATCAACTATCTCAGTTTCACTAGCCTTATAAACCTGGGTAAACCAATCATCGCTGTTAACAGCAGATTCATACAAATCAAAAAAAGCGTTATGCCCTCTAGGTGTTCCAATAAAGAACGCCCAACCTTTTCTATCCGACAAAGCTGGCCGTAACACTTCTGGAAATAAACTTTCTGGCATATCAGCCATTTCATCCAGGACAGCTCCATCTAAATAAATACCACGAAGACTATCGTAATTTTCTGCGCCAAGCAGCTGGATCCTGGAACCATTAGGTAAATCACATCTAAGTTCAGTTTCATGGAACCTAACCATAGGAACCTTGCCAGCAAACTGTTTTAAGTAATCCCATGCCACCGCTTTTGCCTGGCGGTATGTAGGCGCTATATAAGCGTACCTGGGATTGTTCTTGTCATTAAGTATAGCATCCCTCAGTAAATGGTTTATGGCCATCACAGTCTTGCCAAATCGTCTGTGACAGACAACAACTCCCCAGCGGTTCTTTACCAGGGCGTTATGCAGTTTTGCCTGGAGCGGTCTAGGTGAATACGGAATCTCGATGTTCATGTCTCAGACACTCCTAATCTGGTATATATTAGATATAGCAAGCGGCGGCTTGCTTTGGGGTACCAGGGGTAGGCAAATTCTAAAAAAACCAGGCCAAATCTTTTAAAATAGCAGCCATATCGGTTAGATACCGCTAACTATTTGTAGAGCCAGCAACGATTACAGAAGATCGAGAAACAAAATTCAAAATCAAATCCCTCGTGTGCGAGATTACTGCCAAACAATGCCTACAAAAATACGCAGATCCTAATTAATCTCCAGGTTCCCATTCGCCCAGGACAAAGTAACTTGTCCATTATTCTCAGCTGCTTTGTCTTCTGCTTTATCCCTAACACCTAAAGGCTGCATCTGCCTAATATGCTTATCCATATGATCTGCTTGCAATCTTCTTCTTTGTACTTCCGCCATTGCCAGCTTAGGATCGTCTGGCAAAGCCATGTTAACCAGGTCAAGTATCTGATCCCTCATAACCTCGCATTGCAACGCTCTAGCCTTACGATACATCGAATGAGCTTCATCATTCTCCTGGACCCATCTCAGTACAGTTCGCCAGCTTGGTAAGCTCTTTGTGTTATTGCATATCCTGGTCAAACTTTCGCCCTCAGCAATACGCTCACAAATCTTTTCCATCTGCGGTTTTGTAACTCTTATCTTGATAACTTTGCCCATTTCTAAGCTCAAATAAAAAAGCCTGGCAAGGAGGTAATAATTTGCCAGGCGTTAAGTTAACTAATCTTAGCAAAAACTCTAATCTTTTTGATTCATTTAGTCAAGCAGCTTGATTTAAAAAAATTATTTTTAATTTATTTTACCATTACCCTTGACTTTTAACGTCAATAACCCCATATTAGTAATGGAGGTAAGAAAACATGACGACATTTGCTTTGACGGCTCACGATTGGGACCAAGCCAAAGGTCCTTGTTGTGGCGTTTTAGCTTGTGCCATTGCTGCTCAAAAGCCTTTCAAAGATGCCTGGGCCTGGTTCAAAAGCCACGGCGATAGTTGCTGGCGAAATACTTGGAAAGGCGCTACTTTCACCCATGACTATTTCAAATGGTTCAATCATGCTGGCGTTAAATTCAGACACGTTTTGCCAGGCAAGATGACTTTGAGCAGCTTTGTTCACTACAAAGCTAAACCTAACATCCCCTACTTAGTTGTGACTACTGGCCATGCCCAGATAGTTTACAACGGCAAGGTTGTTGACCAAAGAGGTGTGTTCGACATCCATAAATGTTGGGGAAGACTGAAATTTATTAAGGAAGTCTTTATCATCAAGCTCCCTAATAAAACCTGGCAAGAGTTTGGCTTGCCACTTTTCGATAACATCAACAACTAAGGAGGTACTATGAAAAGACTTGTTCATGGAACGCCAATCACTCCTAAAAGATTGTTACCGCAGCTCAAAGGCAAAAGCTTTTGTGTCAGTTATATGCACCCAGAGCAGCTTGCTGAGTGCATTGAGCTTGTTGGTGACAATGAGATATTGATCCTGGACAACGGAGCTTTCACCGCCTGGAAGAAAGGCATCACTCTTGATGCTGCCTGGTGGGATGGCTTCTATGCCTGGGCCAATGATGCGATGGACAAGTGTCCTAATGCAGTGTGTGTGATTCCAGACGTTATCAACGGCGATGAAGCCAGCAATTTGCAGCTGATCGCTGATGCCATCAAAGGTGGCAAAATCAAGTATCCAGAAAGAGCAATGGCCATATGGCACATGAATGAGAGTTTTGACCAGCTAGAAAAGTTATTCAGAATTTTCAACTTCGTAGGCTTCGGCAGCTGCGGCGAGGTTGACATTGCCAAGAACAAGCCTGGTAGTGCTTATATGCAAAAGATCAAGCAAGCCTGGGCATTTATGGACTACTGGCAAAAAAAGTATGGCATCGACAAACCTTGGATCCACATGATGAGAGGTTTGGGCGTGCTTCACAAAATTGGTTTCGACAGTGCTGATAGCTGCAATATTGCCATGAATCACTGGAGAAACAAAAACAATGTTGTTCACCATGTAGCTCAGTTTGCAGACAGACTTGAAGCCAAGGTTAACAACCAGGAATTGAACGAGCTTCCCTTGTTCAATGTTGCAGCTTAGAAAGGAGAAAATATGAGCGCATTTATCGTAAACCCAGAACACATAGCAGCATTAGTTGCTTACACTCAAGCACCTACCAACAAGATGCACTGCTACAACATTCACACTAAGCAAGAGATAAACAACACTGCGAAAAACTTTTGTGATGTTCTTGCCAAGGCCAACGTCAACAGTGTTGATGCCAAATATGGCCACAACAATGAGCATTATAGCGCTGAGTATCTTGAGCATTTAATGTTGTTTCCAAATGAGTGTTTTGCTAATCTACAAAAATTCAAAGGCATGATGGGATTTTATGGCTGCCCAGACTTGACTGATGCAGATATTTTCAACATGGCTTGCTGCCTTGAGTATCAGTGCTGCGAGGTAGATAACTGGACACACACTGATGCTTACTGGTTGATCCAGGCAATCAAAGGTGCAGCTGGTAGGAAGATGGCTAGCAAAGCTAAAGTTCAATGGCAGTATGAAGCTGCCTAATGAAAAAATTAAGCAAAAAAGAACAAATAAATAAGTTCCTAAAAAATATAAAAGAAAATGAGACTAGGCCCATTCACGAATGGACCTGGATAGATCTTCATAGAGATTGCCAATCAAGAAATAATTTAAGAATACTTAAAGTTTGTAGTAGAGCCTAACCAGGCAATCCTGGTACCTACGCTTAACAATCCTAGGATCATTCAGTCCTAGGATTTTTGCTATCTGAGTCCATTTAGGACCTCGATCTCTAAAAGCAGCTGAATGTGCCACGGCCCAGATCAGTCTGCGATCTGCTTCACTCATAGATAATCCCATTGTAACTGCATAGTCTAACCTGGTTATTTGTTCTGGTGAAGCTTTTAATCTTTGTGGCTGGAGAGAATTGTAACCATATGCTGCCCATTCTTTGACATAATCTGGCCAATGCACCATTTTTTGTTTTCTGATTACACCAGGTAATTTTCTTTCAGTTTCAGCTGCTTCAAGAAACAAATCATGGAGCTGGTCAACGGCTAGCTTTTGCGATGACCTTAAAGCTTTTTCAGTTTTTTCGTCTAAGCTTATCATCCATTACCTTTAGCCAGTCCAGCCTTTCAAAAGCTGGTAAATGTTCCAGGTTAATAACTAAATCTTTGTAAGCTTCTTCACTGTAAGTTCTTCTAAGTTTTCCCAGGACACGCCTTTGCAATTCATCTATGGGAAACTTTGTACCCCTTGAAACTGCTGCTTGATAAGCACTGTTTGCACCTTTAGCAGTCATCTTAGCTAAGTTATTTATCTTAGCTAAGTTAGCTAATCTTTGTTTTTTATTTAAGGAATTAATATGATTGCTAAGATTGTCACTAAGCTTAGCTCCAGGCTTGACAGAAATTCTACTGCTATCTTGATTCATCTGTCAACCCCCCATGAATAAAAAAATAATTTCCGCCATCTAAATTGTGATCTGAGTTAGCTTCGCCGCAGTCCATCCTGGCTAATTTATTTTCAATATGAAACTTTACTGCATCACTTGCATAAAATCTCTCACCAGGTTTTAACTTTTTTGCAAAACTTAATGTTAACCTGGCTGCTAAATTTTCATAAAGTTCCTGGTAATCACCAAGTTTGTCAGCTCTATCTTTTAATATTTGTGCAGCAGTTTCTGCATACTGGTGCGGATTCATTTAATGATCCTATCAAAATGATCTACTTTAAGCTCTTGCTCTTTCCAAGCAGCAATCTCAGCTGCAAGTTCTTGTTTTGTAAGTGGCCTGGATTTTTTAATCAGCTCTTTGCAAATCTGTGATACTGGATTTGCACCAGTTTTATTGGAATGACCCATCTATTTTCCCCTCAGTTTAATTAATCCCTCTAAAAATTCTTGTACCTGGTCTTCAGATCTACAAAGCTGCCAGATACCGCCAGCTTCTTCTAGCTTGTCTCGTATAGCTATTTGATTAGCAGTGGCTTTACCCTTGCTACCTTTAACCTCAATAAATATTGATAACGATGCACCGCATAACGTCTGATCGCCAGGTACAAATATTTCTATGTCTGGCCAGCCAGCTTTTGTTCCCATACGTTTTTGCTTAACCTTAAATGCCACATGACGATTGCCCTCATTTGGTGAATGATGCCAAACTGATCCAGGTGGTAACATAATATCTAACCATCTTGCGATTCGCAGATGAACTATATCTTCCGAATCAATTTCTGCGGATAATGAAGTCATTTGGCGTAACCGATCCCATTGTTACCTCTAAAATTAAACTTAAATGTTTAGGACTTGGCGTAAGTGCTTGATTATGCTGCTTTGGTAAACACCATCTTCGTGCTACTGTAGCTTCTTTAAAGCCAAGTTTTTCAGCTAATTTTTTGTAACTTAAATTATTTTCTAATCTGTATTCTTCTAATGTCATGTCTTTAGAAGTAACATGAAGTGATTTTAAACGTCAATACCCTATTTATATTTGACAATAATGACGTTTGAAGTCATACTGCTAGACATA